ATTACTGCTTCTGCAACTGCTCTGACTGGCAGATAGGTTGTTCCGTTGTAGGTGAAAGGCTCTTTGCTTGTGTTCAGTTGCTTTCCGTCAATCATAATCTTGATGTTGCTGAATGATACGGGAATACTTGTATTTGCTACTTTAGCAAACGCCACCGTACCAGAACCAAGCACCATGGACGCAACCACAGCACCGCAAACCATGTCTTTTAATCTTTGAAATTTCATATAAAACCCTCCTTTTTGTTTTGTCCTTCCATCATATAACACTAACAATTTTTTTGCAATATTTTTTTGTCTTTTTGTGAATATTTTGCCTTTTTGGTGGGTTTTTGGGGTTCTGCTTTCAAAAAATTTTTCGCCCTATTTTTGGCAAAGAAAAAAGCACCGCATAAAGCAGTGCCATTTCTCACTTTTATCCACTGGGAAATCTTAATCATTTTTATAATACCAAAAACAGAAAACATTTTCAATATGCATTTTCGCCCTATATTCGCCCCTATAAGCCGCCTTTTTATTTCACTTGACCGATTAACCGCCAAAAAAAAGAAAACGCCCTCTCACAAGCCGCAGAGGGGCAGAGAAAGCATTTCCTTATTCAGCTTCTCAAGGTCGAATTTTTCAAGCCTTGACAGGTCGAACGCCTGTAATTTTTCTATACATTCTTTTCGGGTTTTTCCGTAAACACCTATCAACATACCGCTTTTTGCTTCTGTCACGCCCCAAGAACCACCAGAGCCGCAGACATAAAAAACAAATTCGCCACGTTCTACCTTGTACCCCTCAGCCTGCACACGTTCCTTTTTTCGTCCTGTAAGCTGACGGACTGCGAAAAACTTTTCTTTTTTCATGTGGTTACACCTCCCTTTTACACAGAAAATCCGTAGAACGTCAAGCCCTGCGGATGCCTTTTTTCCCTTGGCTTGTCTCATCAGTTGGAAGGTTGCCGCCCTACCCAAGACCGCCCGAAGGCGGTTTCGACTTAATCTGCTAAAATTGACCTTGCGGTGTTAAAAACGTAAAGTCTGTTGTGCGGATGATGTTTGAAATCTCCGTTGTTTTTAATCGTTTTCCCGATATTTTCATATTTAAGGCTGACAACGATTAAATATTTTTCGAGCATTTCATCGGAACATTTTAAGCAGTTTATAGCATTTTGGATGCTGCTTTTATTACTATTCCAGTAAATACCTTCGATTCTGCATTTCTTTTCTTCCTGTAATTCGTTAAATTCTTTCATTAAATCTTTCTTTGTCATTTTGATTTCCTCCTTCGTTGTCCTCTGTTGTTTTCTATGGTCTTATTATATATCATGTTATATATAATATCAATACTTATTTTTGAAAATATATAAAATTTTATATATTACAATATATTGCACAACTTCATTTAATATTGACTACATATATAAAGTGCTATATAATAAAATAAAACGAATGGAGGTTTTAATATGGGAAAGACACCTGAATACACCAAAAAAGCAATCAATAATTATCGGGATAAATTTGACTTTATACAAATCAGATTCCCAAAAGGAACGAGACAACGTCTAGAAGCTGCTGAAATCGGAAATATCAATGACTATGTTGTTGATTGCGTCCTTAAATCATTGGGAGACATTCCCGCAGAAACCGAAGAAATGCAAGACACTACACCAAATACAGAAGCGGCGGAGATTACCCCCGCAGAGCCGGAAACGTCAGAATCGTTCAATCCCCTACCCGATGCGAAAACACCCGACAGCACGCCCGAAAACGGCTTGAAACCGCTGACTATTGAGGATATTCAAGCCATGTTCGATAACAGGAAAACGGACGAAATCAGACAGGAGGAAGAAAGGCAGGAGCGGAAAGAACAGGAGGAGCAGGAGCGGCGCAAGCTGCTGGCTAATCCAGAATATGCCGCCACCTATGCGCAGCTTATGGCGATGGAGACCGCAGAGAAGGAGAAGAAACGAGCCGAAATGCTCACCAGAGCGAGACTTGAGACGTTATAAACCTGACCGCCAGAAATGGCGGTTATTTTAATTGACAATTTTCTATCTTTTTCAAGATATATTTTTGTGTCTTAAAAAAGCCATATTCCATTGACTTTGTGGCTCAAAAATAGTATGATATATGAAATCAGGAAAGGAGATTGATAAATATGATTAGATTCAAATTTTCGGTTTACGAGGCGTTGGAAACAGCTGGCATTACTTCTTACACTGCTATTAAATATGGGGTATTTTCGCAAGAAACATGGCGGAAAATTAAGAAAAATGATACAAATATCAGTATGAAAACGTTAAACAATATTTGCAAAATCCTAAATATGCAGCCAGAACATTTAATCGAATACGTTCCAGATGATAATTGACAACTGTATATCTGGGAAAATCTAGCTTACTTTAGACACCGATACCCCATACAAGCATCTGTATCTGTAAGGGGTTAAAAAGAATGTAATCTAGTATCTTACTTCATACAGTAAAACCAATGAAATCTAATATATTCAAGAATGAAATCTAAAAAAGAATTTAAGTACGTAGTAATATATTAGATCTTAAAACAAATACAGAAACCGATTAAATCATAAAAAATAAAATTCCCTATTGACAGAATGATTAAATTTTTGTATCATATCCCACAAGAAAGAAAATTGAATTTAAAAGGCATCCAGCTAACGCCGTTGCTCTGGATGACCTGAACGGCAAGGACGGCACCCCAATTATTGATTAAGATACCAACACGCCACAGAATGAGAGTAAAATCTTTTTCTGTGGCTTTTTTAATTTACCGCAGCAGGAACGAGGAAGGAGGCGCGGAGCATGGAAAATAAAATTTATGATTCAGAAATCGAGGCGTGTCTAGATTCATTCTGTGCCGAAAAGGGGATCTCGGATATCTCCAAGGAATCCCAGAGCGTCTGGAATGCGGCGCTAATGTATATTAAAAAAAATGTATTCCCAGACACAAAACAGTTAAAATCTAGTATTTTATTCAAGAATGGTATAGGAGCAATGAGCAATTGTAATGCCTATGACTATGAGCTTGTAGACCATATCTGTGATATATATATTTATCTATCCCTGATGAACGATAAAGAAGTATCTATCAATGGCTTTAGTTTTTTAACAGGGATAAGTAGAGATGCAATAAAAGAATGGGGAAATGGTAATAAAAAACTAAGTGATAAAGCTTTCAAAATTTACAAAAAGCTAGTAGATGTAAGGCTTGAGAGTTTATCGGGCAAACTAGCCACAGGAAAGCAGAACCCTGTAGGCGTTATCGCAATCCTAAATCACTTTTACGGTTGGAACAGCCCATATGCGCCAGATGCTAACAGACATCGCACCGCCCTATCAGCTGCCGAACTTCCAAGACTAAACGAGGTTAAAACTGTTGAAATTGCACAAGATGCAGACAGATTGACGGACAGCGGAAACGAATAAATCAATATCTAGTTTAAAATAAATTCTTGACACAATATATTGATTTAAAACTATTCGCATAACTATCATTTTGCGAATAAATACAGAAAATTATAGCCAATGCGGATGAACAGCGGTTGTTGCGGCTTGGATGATTCCGCCGTTGATAATGGACGGGGGTGGGGGTCTGGATAGGAGCAGAAAAAGCCTCTGCTTAGTCCCACAAATATCCGCAAAAACAAAAAGCCCCTATCTTGCATAAAGGAGTGAACAATATGCTTTCTTTAAACCCATTTAGAAGAATTAAGGATTTGGAATTCGATGTCGATGTGCGAGACCGTACAATCGAAAATCTGAAAAAGGAGATTGAGGAATTAAAATCTCCTACAAGACCAAAGTATCATCCGAATAATACCTGTACTGACTGTGAATATTGCATTATTGAGGAGCAGACCTACGGAAAAGCAGTTTTTAAAGGCTATTATTGCAGACTCAATAATAACTGCGAAGATTACACTTTGAAAGAGCAAGTAGGCGGTGTTACATATGTACGATGAAAAAGAATGTTGCGGTAAGTGCAAATATGCCAGTATAGACCATGAGCTGCTTTTTACTTGCAATAACGAGGATAGTGAATATTACACTGATTACACGGAATATGATTATGGCTGTGATTATTTTGAACCGAAGGAGTGAACAGAATGAGAATTTTAAGCCAAGATAGAACAGCTTCCATTGATGAAAGTGGAGTATCACTGTTAGTAGTTAAAAATTATGTCAAGGCCATACTTAACGATACAACACTCAAGTCTATTTTTCTCGGAGAATATAGGAACGCAGAGCGAGCAATGGAAGTGCTTGCAGAGATTCACGCTCTGTATGAAGAACTCCCCTTCTCTGGCAGTACAGTTTTTTATATGCCAAAGGAATAGCACAGACATGCACCAGTAGTTTAATGGCAAAACAGAAGTTTTCCAAACTGCGGAAACGGGTTCGATTCCCGTCTGGTGCTTTTCATCGGGTTTTTGGACATTTTTCCCGATGGATAACACAACCTTTCACCCACTAGGGGAATCCTGTTAAGAGCCATCGCACGGCTCGGTGGGCTTTTGGCTTGTATGCCGATGGGGACTGGCAACAAGACCAAACACCAACTTCATATTTGGGGCGTTTTAACGGCATCACGCCCCACTCTGGATTCTTAGCTCAGTTGGTTAGAGCATCCGGCTCATAACCGGACGGTCCTCGGTTCAATTCCGAGAGAATCCATTTGCGGTCTTTCGGTATCATGGTTTATCGCAATCATAGATTCTGCTGACTGACCGCATATAAAACCTACCCTTCAAAAATCGACAAACCCCCTGTCAGTCCGTTTTTCTGATTTCGTGACTGACATTAAACTCAAAACTGAAAAATCATGATGGGGATTGGATAGAAACTTGATTTAGGTGAGGTCGATTCGGATTTCACTATTAGAGATGGTGTCTTTTAAATCCCCATCCTCTGCCAACATACCGAAACGGTTATAACGGCGTGGTCTTGAAAACCATTGTGTCGGTTAGAATCCGACATGGGGGTTCAAATCCCTCTGTTGGCGTTAGGGTTCACGATGAAAACCTTACTCGCAACCTTATGGGTTAAAATCGTTGTAAAAATGCGTGTGCCGAAAGCAGTCTTTTAGGTCTGCGATAAAGCGGACTTGCCCCGGGTTATTAGCCTGCGAGTAGGCGTAGGATAATTCAAAATTGAATTATGGTAGATGGTGGCGGAATAGGTATACGCTGGGAGTTCCCATTATGAATAATAATGCCCAGAAAGCACTCTCAAAGGGACACAGGGAGATAAGTCTTTCATGCGTGGTGCAAATCCACGCCCATCTAAGAGGTCTGGTCGCACCAGAATAGAGTGTTGGTTGCGTGAATCCCACTTGAATTAAAAAAATGCCGATGGCAGATTGGATGTCACCCTTTCTGCCTATCGGAGACGCACACGTTATCCCGATTATTTGATTGAAAACGAAAGGCGGTGTTTGCAATGGCGCAAGGCGTAAAAACCATAAGCAAGAAAAAATTCTTTGAAGCATTTGAATCGTTCTGTAGCGGTCGGATGACACTGTCCAAAGCTGCAAGATATATCGGTATCAGCGTGCCTACTGCATCAAAATACTTCAACATGTACATAAAAGGTGAGCCATTCCCAGATACGCTGTTCGGGACTGACGAAGACCAAGAACAACTGTGAGAATTTCTAAAATTTAAAGAGGAGTTGAGAAAATGAGTGATTGCGATTTAAGAACTTGCAGATACAACAAAGACGGCAAATGTACTGATGCTGACAACCGAAAAGAATGTGTTAAAATTGCAAAACTGGTATTATGCAAGGATTTTGCCTATGAGAGAGAAGTCGATAACAGGTAAATACATAGGAAACGCCATAGGATATTGCCACTGTAAGGCTCATACTGGGGCGTTAAACAAGGAACTTGCTTACAAGCATAAATGTATCGCTAAACGGTGTAAATGGCTTGAGAAGTACAATGATGAGGCGTGGAGAAGGAAAGAAAGGTATGTGAGATAATTTGCAGTCATGGCGTAATGGTATCGCAGCGGATTGCTAATCTGTCCATCAAAATGATGTGTAGGTTCGATTCCTACTGACTGCGTCAAGGAAGGAGAGTATGATGCATATGAAAAAAAGAATTATTCGTCTGTTCACAATCGCTTGTATTTTGGTTTGCACAATAATTGGAGCAACTGGTTGTTCAACCATTGAAAGAGCAGCTGTAAACATTAAAAGCGATATATCTGGAGGGTTGCAGAGAACCATTACTGTGTATACAGCAGATGGAAAGGAAATGGCAACCTATGAAGGGAAAATTGATATCGAGACCACCAGCGGCGGTTATGTTAAATTTGATTTTGACGGGAAAAGATATATTTATTACAACTGCTTTGTGGAAACCATTGCAGACATAAACTAAAAACAATTACCGACTAACAATTGGAAGTTAGCCGCTAACCCTAAACATCTGAGGGCAAAGGATTTTTGCACCTTTGCTTATTTGAGCGGAGGTGCTTTTTTAATGGCAAGTTTTGAGTTGATAAGTGCCGTACAGGACTACGAGAAATACATAGAAAAAAATGGAATCAATGAACAGGTTATAGATGTCTATTGCGAAGCTGTGAATACGGCGTTCGCGAACGAAAAAGATATTTCCTATGGCTTAGAACTGTCCGCACGGTGCAAGGAAATCATTGAAACATACTGCCTGAATTCTTCTGGCGGTACTATCTGGGATTTGGAGAAGTACGCGTTTTCAGAAAAGGTAGATTATGAAATCATCGAGAGATTTTATTCCGTCCTGCTTCTGGAAGCACAGAATAAGAACGTAGATAGTTTCTTTCGATATATTGAGCGGAAAAGAGACCCGAAGGAACGGTTTTATATGCCAAGACGCAAACAGTTCTTGAAAATCGGTCTAGTGGACGCGCTGCAAGGGATGATTGATGATAAGTACGATATCCTGTGCATAAGCCTAATTCCCGGCGCAGGAAAAACCACCATCGAGAAATTTTTCAACGCTGCAATTATCGGTTGGTATCCAAAGGACTTTAATCTGTTTTATTCACACAGTGGCGATATTACTAGAATGTACTACGATGGTGTGTACGATATTGTCACGAACATAGACGATTACGCATGGAACGAGATATTTCCTAACCTACACGTTACCAGTACAAACGCAAAGATGGAGCAGTTTAACGTAGGAAAATATAAACCATTCCCTTCTGTTCAGTGTACATCCGTAGGCAGTAAAAATGCCGGTAAAGTAAGGGCATCGAAATTTCTACTTGTGGATGATATGATAGGCGGTATCGAAGAAGCAATGAACCCTATGATACTTGATAAACTGTGGAATAAATACGCAGTCGATGCGAGACAGAGAAAAATACAGGATTCCGAAGGAAAAAACTGCAAGGAAATACATATTGCTACACGATGGTCTGTGCATGATGTTATCGGGCGTATTCAAAATATGTATGAAGGAAATCCGAGGGTTAAAACCATAGCTGTACCTGATATTGACCCGATTACGCAAGAAAGCAATTTCGATTATGAATTTTCGGGGTTCACAAAAGAATTTTTTGAGGACCAGCAGTTGTTGATGGACGATATTTCGTATCGTTGTCTGTATAAGCAGGAACCCATTGAGCGTGAGGGATTGGTTTTCCCTGAAGACAAGATACGAAGATACCTAAATCTCCCACATGGAGAGCCGGAAATTATTACTGCACAGTGCGACACGAAGGGAAAAGGAACAGACTATTTTGTTCTGCCAATCCTGCAAAAATACGGAGATGACTATTACTGTGTTGATTGTGTATGCGATAATACCGCAGATTATGAAATGCAATATGAAAACGCCGCAAATGCTATTGTCAATAATGGAGTACAGGAGTGCGAATTTGAGCGAAACGCAGGCGGAGACAGGGTTGCTATGGAAGTGAATAAGCGTGTAGAGGCTAAGGGTTGGATTTGCAATATTACAGATACGCCTACCGAAACGAACAAAGAGGCAAGGATTTTCCAGTGTTCCAACTGGATATTGCAGCACGTTATTTTCAAGGATGAATCCATGTATTCCCCGAAAGAGCCTTACGGAGTAATGATGTCACTTTTGAAACGATATTCTGTAAGTAGCAAGAAACAGCTTGATGACGTTCCGGATGTTTTTTCAAACTTTGCGGTAAGAATCACAAAGGGAAATAGGATTGCAAAAGTAGAGGCAACCATAAATCCGTTTAGAGGGGGCGTATATTATTGACAAAGGAAATTCTAAAGCAATACACAGACCTTCAACAAGAATGTGCCGAGGTAAGAGAAAAGATATCGATTCTTGAGCAGCAGATTATAAAAATAGAGCAGGAAGGAACGGTTCTTGACAAAGTATCTGGCGGTGTTGGCGGCTTGGAAACATTTGTCATTGAAGGCTTCCCCTATCCAGAATATAACAGAAAGAAAGCGTTGCTTTATTCAAGGAAAGCAACATTATGCGAACTTGAATTAGAGTTGTTGGAAACGATAAACAAAGTTGAAGCGTTTATAGCGGATATAAAAGATAGCCATATGAGGCGAATTATCCGTCTTAGATTTATTGATGGTCTTTCTTGGGCTGATGTTGCAAGAAGGGTTGGAGGCAATACTGAGGATAGTGTAAAGAAAATGTTTTATCGTTTTCTCGAAAATTAGAAAGTTGTCCTAAATGTCCCGAAAAAGTGTGGTATATTTAGAATAAAGAAATATGCAAGCAGACGAACACCGATTCTTGTCGGTGTTTTTTGTTTTGTTTTTTATCGGGAGGTGCCGCATGAGTAATAGAATGACACTCCAAGAGATTGTTCGTGGGAATTACGGCAGAAAAATTGCATACACGAATGTAGAGAAAATAACGCCAGAGAATATCGTTTCTGTAATCGGAAAGTGTATCGGAGTTTTCAATGCAAATAAAACGGTCATTGAATACCTTTGGAATTACTACAAGGGAGATCAGCCGATACGTTACCGCAAAAAGGTTGTCAGAGACGATATCGTGAATAAGGTTGTTGAAAACCACGCATATGAAATTGTACAGTTTAAGGTCGGGCAAACATACGGCGAACCCGTGCAATTTGTTAGCCGCAAGGATGATGAGCGGATAAACAAAGCTGTAGACATTCTGAATGATTACATGGTGGATGTTGATAAACAGTCAAAGGATATTAAGTCTGGAGAATGGCAATCAGCAACAGGTACATCGTTTAAAGCTGTGCAGTTTTCGGACGGAGATATTAAATTTCGCATTGTATCCCCCACTCCGCTGAACACATTTGTAATTTATAACGCAAACACAGAAGAACCGATTTTGGCGGTGCAGGAATCGAAGGATAGGAACGGAAAAATGTATAAGAGGTGCTTTACGGAGACACATTCCTGTGAAGTACATGATTCTTCCGTTACAGATTGGAGACTTCATGCTTTTGGCGGTATACCGATTGTGGAATACCCTAATAACCATGAGCGGTTATCTGATATTGAACTTGTCATTGACATTCTGGATTCCATTAACAATATGCAGTCGAACCGCATGGATTCCATTGAACAGTTTGTGCAATCGTGGATAAAATTTGTAAACTGTGATATCGATTCGGAAGAATTTGGAGAAATGAAAATGCTGGGTGCATTGGTTGTTAAGTCGAACAACGGCGAAAACAAAGCCGATGTCGATATTATGACACAGGAGTTGAACCAGACCGAATCACAGGTTGCAAAGGATGACCTATGGGACAACGCCCTTTCCATTCTCGCCATTCCGAATAAAAACAACAATAACTCTGGCGGAGATACGCAAGGGGCGGTGCAGCTTCGTAACGGTTGGGATTTCTCAAAGACGAGAGCGAAGCTGAAAGACCCCATTGTAAAAGCGGCAGAGAAACGCCTTGCAAAGGTAGTGCTGAATATCATCCGTATTAAGCATGAGGACTTAGGAATTACTACAAGGGATTTTGATGTGCAGATAAACCATAGTCCGCAGGACAATATGTATACAAAATCGCAGACACTCTATCAACTGCTACAGGCAGGAATACACCCTCTTATCGCAGTTAAGACTGTTGGCTTATGGGGAGATTCCGAAAAAACCTTCCTTCTTTCTAAACCCTACATGGATGCTTTGTGGCAGACAGCAGAAGAAAAGGAAGAACAGGAACGTAAGGCAACGGAGATTGCAAAACAGTCTCAAATGGTTGCAGAAGAATAAAGAGGTGGTTTCATGTCAAGAATCCCAAATGACGAATTGCATACAGAGAAAATTGTATATGAAACCTATTTCGGCGAAATGGAAATATCTGACGAAGAAAAGAAAGAACGGCTTGAGCTGGCAAAAGAACTTGAGCCGATTTTTATTTCTTTTTTTTATGCTTTTTTGGAACAAGGAGAAATCGAAGAAGATTTCATTCAAAGTCTTTCCGCAGAATACGAAAAGGCGGCGTTGAAGTTTCTAAAGGTCAGAGAGCCGCCAGCATACATAAAGGAATACTCGGAGAAAATCACAGAAGATATTATCCGAACAACAATTGAAAATAAGGATACGCCCTACTTTACATCTGTTGAGCGTGCCATGAATATTGCGGCAAATGAAGCGAATACCATTGGCAACTACCGAGAATACACCAGAATGGTTAAGCAAGGTTATAAATACAAAACATGGATAACCATGAATGATGATAAGGTGCGGCATACACACGCAGAATCGAATGGATATAAAATCGGGATATTCGATTCATTTCAAATAGGTGCATCCGAAATGTCCTTCCCTCGTGACTACTCTTTAGGGGCGAGTGCGGAAGAAATTGTAAATTGCAGATGTAGCCTGAAATACACGAAAACTTAAACAGTCCTTATGGGCTGTTTTTTGTTTATAAAAATTAAGCAGCTATGCGGTAAATAGCAAAACTCAGCAGGTGCGACCTGCGGTAACAAAAGCGTGAGTAAATGACAGGAGGTAATCACATGACAAGAGAACAGGTATTAAAACTTTTTCCAGATGCTACGGACGAGCAGATTACAAATCTGTTAAACCAGAGCAACAAGGAAGTGCTGAACGAAAAAAATAAAATCGCACAGTACAAAGAACAGGCTGAAAAAGCCGCAGAATTGCAGGAAAAACTTGATAAGTTTGAATCTGATGGACTGACAGAAGTCGAGAAAGCCAATAAAGCATTGGAAACAGCAAATGCAAGAATCGCAGAACTGGAAAAGGCACAGACATTGGCTACACAGAGAAATGCCGCAGTTGCGAAATTCAAAGTAACCGCTGAACAGGCGGCACAGATTGTCAAGGATGATGGATCTTTCGATTATGATGTTCTCGGACAGATTATCTCTGATAAAGAAACGGCTGCCGCAAAAGCCAAAGAGGTGGAGATTGCAAACAATTCCCCTAACCCTAACGGCAGTAATGGCGGCGGCGAAACACAGACGGAGGCTGAAAAAATCGCAAAAGACATCGGCAGTAAATGTTCTGATGCAAATAAAACGGCAGAATCCGTATTGAAAAATTATATGTAAGGAGGATGAAAAAATGAAGTTCAAAGAATCAAGCGTAACTACGCAAAAGGAAATTTTGAAAAGAAAACTCGGTGGTGAATTGTTCACTCCTGTCACTTTGGACGCATCTGCGTTTGCAGATGGTGTTTGCAAGGCTGGGAATCCTATTTCCTCAGAGGGGAAAAAGGTAAATGGTGGAAGCGGTGATTCGGCGGCAGTCGGTATTCTGCTTTATGACGTGTATGATTCTAATCCTAACGGAACTATCATCAAGGCTTTTGCTTGTGTAAACGAAGCAAATGCGAACGCGAACGCAGGAATTACGATTGCGGAGGCGGTAAAGACGGCACTGCCACTGATTGTATTTGAATAAGGAGGTGCAAAAGGAATGAATATTAGAGATGTATATAACGCAAAGGCGATTGCCCTTGTGCAGACAGAGGTTGCGAGTAACAGAATCCCCTATCTGGGTGAAGGTCTGTTCCCTGCAAAAAAGAAAATGGGTCTTGACCTGAAATGGATTAAGACTTCAAAGGGTTTGCCTGTTTCTCTGTCTCCTTCTAACTTTGATGCAGTTTCTACACTGAGAAGTAGAGAAGGATTTAAGATGACTGAGACAGAAATGGCGTTCTTCCGTGAATCCATGCTTGTGAAGGAAATTGATGAACAGGAAATCATGCGTGTGCAGGATGCAGCAGACCCATACGCGCAGGACGTATTAAGCAGAATCTTTGACGATGCAAACACTCTAATTGAAGGTGCGATGGTTGTGCCAGAGAGAATGATTATGCAGTTGCTTGCACCATCTGACGGTTCTCCTAAAATCTCTATACAGGCAGATGGTGTTACATACGCATACAATTACGACCCTAACAACGATTACAAAACAAACAACTTTGCAGAGTTGTCTGGGGAAACTGATAAATGGTCTGATATTGAAAACTCCGACCCTCTTGAAGATGTTTCTAATGGGCTGGATTCTGTTGAGGCTAAAACAGGCGAAAGACCTTCTATTATGATTGTTTCCAGAAAGACTATGGATTATCTGAAACAGAATAAAAAAATCAAATCTGCAATTCTGGCGCAGAATGTAACGGCAAATATCTTTATGAATGATAACAGAGTGAAGGAACTCTTTTCTTCTGAACTTGGGGTAAATATCATTGTTTACTCTAAACAGTACAAAAACGAAGAAGATGTCGTTGCCAAATTCTATCCAGATGGTTTTGCAACACTGATTCCTAACGGCCCACTGGGTAACACATGGCGCGGTACTACACCAGAAGAGCGTACTCTGATGGGAAGTAAGGAAGCGGATGTATCCATTGTCAATACAGGCATTGCGGTTGCGGTAACGGTTTCTAATGACCCTGTGCAGACAAAGACAACCGTATCCGAAATTGTACTGCCCTCTTACGAGAGAATGGACAGCACCTATGTTATTAAGTGCTACTAAAAAGGAGGTCGGTTAAATGAAATTCGACCATAAAGTGAAGCATAATGGCATCTGGTATGAGCCTTTTGAGGAAGTACCAGATACTGACGGAAAGAGAACTTATACAAAAAGCGAAATTGCAAAAATGCCTGTCAATGAACTACGGCAGTTGGCGTTGACCGTAGGTGTTGAGGGTGCAGAAGAAATGAACGGCACAGAACTGAAACATTATCTCCTGTCCGTATTCGGATTGTAAAGGGGTGATTGCTTATGGCTGATTACAGCATTTTGGAACAAGTGAAAATCAGACTGCGGCAGTTTCACGTTGACGAGAATGATACTGTGGTATTCGACAACAAGGAGGAAAATCCACTTTTGAACCAACTGATAGAGCAGGCGAAAAAAGAGATTGCCATAAAGCGTATGTATCCAGATACATACTCGGAGGATGATATTGCGGAGGATTTGAAAAGGTTTGAGAACAATATCGTTGACTTGGCAGTCTATGACCGCTCACAGGCAGGAGAAGCCTATATGGCAAGCTATTCTGAAAACGGAGTGAGCCGTTCTTGGAAGAATAGAGAGGATTTGTTCTTTGGCGTATACCCGTTTGTAAAGGTTCTTTAAAGTGGTTAAAGCAAACCAGCTTTAGTCGTTTTTAGTGCGTTGCCGTTTCAAAATGTTAAGTATACTTTCAATAATTCTATAGAATTATGAAAGTTTGAGCGAAAATAAATGAAATTTCATTAAATTTTCTACTTAATTTCAATTAAATTCGATAGATTTTAATTTATTGGAAAACGGCAGCAGGGGCGCATCGTATTATGTGGCGGTGGGCTGATGCGCAATTATTAAGCAGAAAGGCGGTACAGAAATGCAAGTCGAAATAGCATACCTCATAAGTATAGTATCTTTGGCATTTTCCGTCTTTTTCGGGTTGAAAAGTAGCAAGCATACAGACACAAAGGATATTGAGGAGCGTGTGAAGGATAACACCAGAATCAATATGAAACTGGATGCTATCGCAGGAACAACACAGGAAATAAAGTCGGAAATATCCACAATGAGAGAAGAAATCAATAAGCACAATGATAAGATTATCAAGTTGGAGCAGAGCCTTAAATCTGCACATCATAGGCTTGATACTCTTGAGGAACGAATGAATCATGAGTAGGTGGTTTCAAATGCTCGATATTAACAGACAAAAGATGTTCTATGCAAAGCAAATCGGTCAAGTCCCTGTCTATGATACGGACGAGGATGGGAATTTGAAATACATCACTGTGGACGGAAACCAAGTGCCGATAGAGACAGGGGAATACACAATGGGATACGATGTACCAGTTCCATTCTATTCTTCAATCAGCAACAAATTGAGCGAATCTCTTATCAAGGAGTTTGGCGTTGATAATTCAACAAATTTCGTTCAGATTGTCGATGACAAGGGAAAACTTCCTTTGTCTGTCGGGGACTTGGTGTGGAAGAAATCAGCGGTGCAGTATAAAGCGGCAATGGTCGATAAGACAAGCTGCGATTACATTGTCAAGGGCGTTGCGGATGAAGGTCTGACGGTTGATTTGTTTCTTTTGCAAAAGAATGTAAAGTAGGTGCAGTATGGAAAATAAAAATGTAAATGTTCTTGGAGAGAAGTATTCAATTATGTTTGTGGATGAATATCCGGAACGGTTTTCGGATTTTGAGGAATCGGCGGATGCCTTGTGCAATTTCTATGACAAAGTGATTTATGTATTAAATCCAAAAGAAAAAGACCTAACGGAAGATGGGAAAATCAACTTAAATAAAAGGAAACTTAGGCATGAGATAGTCCATGCCTTTCTTTTTGAAAGTGGTTTATCTTCCAATACACATGGGATTTATGGTGCATGGGCTGAGAACGAGGAAATGGTTGACTGGATTGCAATACAGTCTCCGAAAATATTTAAAGTGTTCCAAGAACTTGAAATTTTGTAGGTGGTTCTATGTCTAAGAAAATATCAATCAATATCATGTCCAATAAGTCCATCCAGAACGCCGTAAAAGAGGTTGAGAACTACGCTTATGAATTGACCGATAAATGTAACCTACTTGCGAAAAAACTCGCTCAAATCGGCGCACAGACCGCCAAAATGAAGGTTGCTCAATACGATGCTGTTTATACAGGAGAACTTCTTAGCAGTATCAATTATGAGCAAGGGGCGGTTATTAAAAAAGGTGCAACGTGGATTGTGTACACTGGATGCGTTTGGGCAAAATTTATTGAATTCGGTACAGCCGTTGTCGGGAAGGAAAATCCGCATCCCGATATTGGCATTGTTGGTTGGAAGTATGACGTAAATAATCATGGAGAAAAAGGATGGTTTTACTTTCGTGACGGCGAATGGCACTGGACAAAGGGTATGCCCTCTCGCCCGTTTATGTATGAAACTTCCATAGAATTAGCAGAAAAGATTGCGGAAGTTGCAAAGGAGGTGTTTGGTTGAGTGATAATTCATGGGCTTATGACCTTGGAACGGTTGTGTTTTCAATCGTAAAGGCGAAAGCCAAGCCAAAATTGGAATCGAAATTTCCAACTGTATACTTCACAAGCAACGGAAAGAAATTAAGTGATGCCATCTTCCCTACCGTCTATATTCATCGTATGGCGGCGGCGGAACGTGGAGCAGACCTTGAGGGACTTTCCATCAACGCAACCTTGGAAACCTTCCAAGTCGATGTATTCACAAACACAAGCCAGTCGGATGTAGGCAGAATAATGTCCGTTGTAGCAGACGTATTCAAAGAAATGCGGTTCAAGGTTATTGCCCTTCCAGAATTTAATGAGGGGGATACATACAGAAGTACCGCAAGATTCCAAAGAGCAATAGGAGCAAATGACAGTTTAACGTGATAAAGCCTAAACGGGCTTTATTTTTTTATGCAAAAAAAGGAGGAATGAAATATGGCAGTAGCAGGTATTTCCAGTTTGGGAATCACATTCGGTTACGGTGTGGAAACCACAGCAGGAACAAAACCAACGAGTTTTAAAAAGCTGACAAGAATAAATACTATCGGCGGCATTACCATTGAGCCAGAACAGATTGACGCTTCTGCGCTGGAAGATGAAATTACAAGATACGTTAAGGGTAGAGCTGACACAGGCGGCTCTTTCAATATCACAGTAAACCTTACTGACGATACAAGAAAAGAATGGGAGAATCTGATTACAGAATACAAGGGTTTGACAGGTGGCAAAAGAATGTGGTTTGAAACAATCGTTCCTGGTTTTGAAAACTCTTTCTTTGTTGTGGCACAGCCGCCCGAACAGATTCCACAGCCAGAAATCAGCCAGAACGAACTTTTGACAGTTGAAATGCCGCTGACGATTGAGGAATATAAGGGCATGGATACCACGGTTGCGTTCACGGGGGAATAAAACGCTATTCGCAGAATGAACAGGCTGTGACGGATAGCGAAGAAAACGCCAATTCAGCCGAATATTACTACTAATAAAACTTAAAGGGATGGAGAAAGACCCATCCCTTTTTTATTTGTTCAGAAAAAGGAGATATGCAAATGAAAAACTTTACCATTAACAGAAAAGTATATAAGGCAAAAGAATTTGATTTTAACCTTGTTTGCGACTTGGAGGATGAAGGTATTTCTCTTGAGGTCATGCAGGATAAACCTATGTCTATGATGAGGGCGTATTTCGGTATCTGTGCTGGCATTGGCAGAAATGCGGCTGGGGAAGAAATGCAGAAACACATTGTTTCCGGTGGAAGTTTTGAGGAAATGGCAGAAGCTATGTCTGATGCTATGGAACAGTCTGATTTTTTTCGGTCTGCCAACAAGACAACGGAAGCGGAAACTGCGGAAAATCAGAGCGAAGCGGAATAAGAAAAAACTACAAATCGTTTCGTGAGTTGTTGACTGCTGAATGGTTCCCACAGGCATACTCTATCGGGGTTTCGTGGGATGAATTTTGGAGAATGAATCCAAGGATATTATCTGCGATTGCAGAGGGATACAACCAACGTGTCAGAAACGCAGATTACATGAATTGGATAAACGGTCAGTATACGCTTGCCGCCGTCACTGTCGGCGTAGAGCGAAATTTGGCAGGAAGAAAAGCGAAATCCGAATATCCAAAAAATCCGTTCTTTGAAGAAATCGAAAAGCAGAACAAACCTCTTTCTGATGAAGAATTGCAAAAGCAGCGTGAATTGTTTGTTGAGCGTTTGAAAACCATGCAGTCTAACTTTGAAATCTCTCACGGAAAGGTGGTGGAAATGAATAATGAGTGAAATAGATAAACTTGAAATAAAGATTGTTGCGGATGCCGCCGATGCGGAAAAGTCTGTCAAAAAGCTAAGCAAGACTATTGAAGGTATCGGGAAAACAGGAGATTCTACAAAGCAAATTCGTGAAATTAAATCTGTTTTGGAGAGCATTAAAACGCCAGAAATAGAGATTAACGGCATAAAAGAATTTGCGAAACAAGCAAGAATCATAGCGCATAACTTTTCAAAAGCCGCAAAAAGCGCAAAGGAAATCGGTGCTTCGTTAAAAGGCGTGAATCTCGGACAACTCACAAAAAAGACAAAAAAAGAATCTGCACCTGTTGAAGATTATAGTCATTTGAAGGACATTCCTATTTTTGATATGGGCAAGCAGATTAACGGTAAGCCAATACAGGATGCCGCAAAATCTATGTCTGATTTAACGAGCGAAACGAGCAGTGCTGTTTCCGTTGCAGGACAGCTTGCTGCCACGATGGAACGTGTTTCTGAAAACGCTGCAAAAACAGACAGATTTTCCGGAATAGAAAAAGAGATTTCAAAAAATCTTGGCATGACAGGCGTTCTGGATATTGATAATGGGAAATTCGCTGAAACCATAGAGGAATCAAAAAGCCTTATCAATGGATTTAGAGTTGACTTAGAAAAACTCGGACTTAGCGAAATCAAATTTCCGGAAATCGAAAAGGCAGAACGAGAATTTAAAAATATGGAAAATACGGTTAGAGTTCTGACCGAAACCATAGAAGAATTGAAATCGTCTGGTGCAAATGCAAAACAGTTAAAGCCGCTTGAAAAGCAGTTGGAGAGAATAAGCCAAAAATCAAAAATAGCAAATCTTAATCTGAAAGATACTATTGCACTTGCACGCTCTAAAATACCGAACATTCAAGAGGGTTTGCAGGAAAATCAGAGTAAAAAAACGCAACGTGAAGGAACGAGGAAACGCTCAAATAAATCTCGTGGTCGTTCATCCGGTGGGCTTTTTGGTCGATCTGGCGGTCGCAATAGTTTTTCTTTGCCAAAAATGGTTGGTATGTCTGTACTGTACTCCACTGTATTTCAGCTGATTGGTACCATACAGTCTGCATTTGCAGAGGGTATACAAAGTTTAGCGCAGTACAGCCAATCGGTAAACGCCAACATTTCCTCTATGATGTCCGCTTTAATGCAGTTGAGAAACGCATTTGCGGCGGCATTTGAGCCTATTCTTTCTGTTGTCGCACCCTACCTTGCTACTTTCATTAGTTGGCTTGCGAAGGCAATCAATATGTTGGGGCAATTCATTGCGGCACTTACGGGCAAAGGGTATGCGGTACAGGCTAAAAAAGTGCAGATGGACTACGCGAAAAGTCTGCAAAAAACGGCAGGCGGCGCAGGAAAAGCGGCTAAGGCATTAAAGGAAATGCAGGACTATACGCTTGGATTTGACGAATTGCACATCATAGATACCAAGCAGAACGACAGCGGCGGTGCTGGTGGCAGTGGTGGTGGCGGTGCAGGAGAACTTCTCCCTACCGATATGTTTGAAACGGTTGAGATTGATTCCAAGATAAAGGGTCTTGCTGACAGAGTAAAAGAAGCATTTAAAACGGGGGACTTTTACAGTCTTGGTGCTGATTTGGGGAAAAAATTACAAGATGCGCTCGGCAGTATCGACTGGGATGCAATATATAAAAAGGCAGACAAATTCGGAACAGGATTGGCAAGTTTTTTGAATGGCTTAATATCTCCAGACACTTTTTCTGCTTTAGGAGCAACAATAGCAGGAGCTTTGAATACTGCATTGCATTTCCTTGATTCGTTTGGCACTAAATTTGATTGGTCTAATTTCGGGCTGTCCATAGCAGCTGGAATTAACACGTTTTTCTCCACTTTCGATTTTGTCCTTGCCGCGGATACGGCTAATAAATGGATAAACGGTATTTTAACCACATTGATAAAAGCCGTACAGGGTACAGATTGGGCAATGATAGGAGAAAAAATTGGAACATTCATAAAGGAAATTGATTTTGTCACCATTCTGTCCAATATCGGAACACTGATATTTGAAGCAATAACAGCGGCACTTAAAGCGTGGAATGGTTTTGTTGATGTTGCGCCGATAGAATCAACTATCATAGCCGCTGTTGCGTTATTGAAGTTTACTGGTCTGGGTGCTTCAATAGCCAAAGCAATCGCAGCACAGATAGCAGGCTCGGAGATTGTTACTGGTATAGGAACTGCTATTGCTGGTCTTGGACCGAAGATTGCAGGATTTATATTAAGTCCTTGGACGCTTGCCATAGGGGCGGCTATATTAGCCGTTTTTATGACTATAAAGCATTGGGATGAGATAAAAGAGTTTCTTGCGAAGTTGTGGGATGGTATTAAGAAAACAGTAGTCGAAGTATGGGACTCTATTAAAAATTTCTTCAAAACAACATGGGATGAGATTGTAAGCTACTACCCAGAGAAATGGAATGAATTAAAGACGGCAACCTCTGAATTGTGGGAAGCCGTCAAAACAACCATTTCTGAAAAATGGACTGCAATTAAGAATTTCTTCACGGAAACAATACCGCAGATTATAAGTGATATTGTTGGTTGGTTCTCTGAATTGCCATCTAAAATTGGCACTGCAATTTCAACTTTAATATCCTCCATCTTCCCTACATGGGGAAATGATATCTCAACTTGGATTTCATCTTCAATACCAGAAAAAATCAAAATGATTATCGACCTGTTTAAAGGAATACCACAGGGCGTATACAATGCCGTAACATCCATGGGACGCACGATTGAGAAAATCGGCAAATGGATGTGGGAGGGCATTAAAAAAGGTTTGCTTTCTTTAGTGCCTTCTGGTGTGAAGGAAGTTGTAAGTGGAATACTTAGTGGCACAAAGAGCGCGGCAGAAATCCACTCCCCATCCAAACTGTTTAAACGAGAGGTCGGTGCTTATCTGGGCGCAGGTATCGTTGAAGGTATGGAAGAATCTGTCAAGGGCGCAGGCAGTGTTATTGATGAAATCGTAGACAAAGTATCTGGCGGTGGTAGCCTTGCACCTGTTGTATCGATTGAAGCACCAGACATTTCACAGTGGAACGAAGTATGGGACATTACTCGTGCAAAATTTAGCGAAACGAAAGCCGCTATCACATCTGAAATGCAGAACTTCTACACACAGATAAACGCACTGTCATTGACATTTGGAAACACGTTCAAGACAAGCATGAGCGAATACCTTAACAAAACCTATGACGGCATTTACAACACGTTTGATGCTATCAGACGGACCTTGCAGCAAGTTTCTGACGAGGTCACAAGGATGCTGAACCAGATGGTTTCGGACGCAAACTCACTGGCAGGATTGACTGGTAAAAAATACAGTCATGTCGGCGGCTACACCATGCAACAGGCGCAGCGTTTCAATATAGAAATGTTTGCGAATGGCGGTTTCCCTCGGTCTGGCGAATTGTTTGTTGCAAGAGAGGCAGGACCGGAACTGGTCGGAAGTATTGGCGGCAAAACAGCCGTTGGCGGCAATGACCAGATAGAACGTGCAATTTTCAATGCCGTTTTAACGGCTATGTCACAGGCAATGGCGAACGGCAGCAGTCAGCCAATCGAACTGAACCAGAAGATTGAACTGGATGGTGACGTTATCTATAACAATCAACAAAGAGTATCCGCAAGACGAGGGATCAACTTTGGTCTTGGTGCATTTCAAAGGTAGGTGGTTTTTGTGGCAGTAATCAAATATAACGGCACAGAAATTACCTGCCCTTCTGTGCAGGAATACGAAGGTCAACAGTTGGTTGACAGCGGCAGAAATGCAAATGGCGTTGTGGTAGCTCAAAAGATAAACCGCCGCCAAGTGAAATTGACATTGGAGTGGAAGGTTATTTATCCAAAGGAATTGCAGAAGATTTTGCAGCTGGTCGAAACTTTCATAGGCGAAGTGACCTATTATGACCCGAAGGAAGGGAAATTCATCACAAGGGAAATGTATTGGGGAGATTATTCCGTTTCTACATATTGGGTGTCCGAGAATGGCACACCGAAAATGTTTACAGGTCTGAAAGCCTCGCTTATAGATACAGGGAAGTAAGGCGGTGGTTTTATGTATCCGGTAACAGCAAAATGGAAAGAGGAAACAGAGCAAACGCTCCGCAATCCTTCTTATGTGAGAATTGTATTTGGCGTGACAGACCCAGACGCACCCGGCTTGAGTACACAAACAGATAACGGTCATTTGCCGTACAGCGATGTTGACAGCGTGGATGTTGGCACAACCGCCCCATCCACCTATCAGACGTTGGAGCGAAATAGATTTATTCTGGACGGAAAGAACCCTCTGCCGCCAGAGAGCAACCCCATCTATCAGGGATATGCAGGATTGACAATCAGCGGCGATGCAGGGGCATACACTACAAAGCCGCTTGTGAAAATTTCATTCGGCGATTATGTGCAGTTTCCCGGTTTGACCTTCCAGTTTGATGACAGCATGGGTGATTACCCGAACAGTTTTCGGATTCTGGCAAAGAAAGATTCTGTATCTGTATTCGATAAAACCTACTCGCCTGATACTACATATTGGGAAATGGCAGACCAGATTCCGTTATACAATGAACTGTCCTTCTATTGGCTGAACTCAAATATACCACATCGCAGGGCGAGATTGCTTTCCTTGACATACGGCTTGGTCAGCCGATTGGGTTCAGATGATATTGCAAGCTGTTCCTCAACGAAGGAGATTGACTTGCTTTCGTCCAAGATTCCAAAGCAGGAATTTGAATTTACGCTGATTGATACGCAAAGAAGATATGACCCAGAAAACCCATCGGGCTTATGGGAATATCTGGAAAGCAGACAGCCTGTCAATTACCAGTACGGCTATGAATTGTCGGACGGCTCTATCGAGTGGATACCTTGGGGCTTGTCTTATTCTACAGGCGATTTTGATGTATCGAAATCTGGAATTGTGGCAGAGGTCAGCGTAAAGTGTGCGGGTCTGGCAGACCATTTGACAATGACTTATGACGAGGGCGTGTATTCGGCGGCAGGAAGAAGTCTGTTCGACCTTGCGACAGATGTTATGAAATTTGCGGGATTTGAGAATACAATCGAACTGGATAATGCGTTGAAAACAATCTACACGCACAATCCCCTGCCATCCTCCAAAGTGAACGAGTGCTTGCAGCTGATAGCAAATGCAGGGCGTTGTATCATGAACCATAGCCGCGGCGGTTATATTCAGATTTTGCGCGAGAATGACAGCGCGACAGGATTTGATATCAACTTCGACAAAATGACGGATACGCCCACCACAACGAAGATACCGCCCCTTCGCAACCTGTCGGTGGAGTATAACTCCATCAAGGTCAACTCGGAGGTAACGGCGGCGGTCAATGCGGCTGAGGTATCGTCCAACGTGGCGCATGAATACACCTTCACCCATTCGGCGTACACGAACCAACAGATTGTATTGAGCAGCGGCTTAACAATGGTCGGCACGGCGAAATTCTACGCCTACAAGACCGTTGTAACGCTCAAAGGGACAGGTACGGTCACTATCAACGGGAATAGCCTTACGGAGAATAAAATCGAGTACAGGAAGAAATACAGTGACGTAGGAGAGGATTTGAGCGGCGTTAGCAATACGCTCATTGACAACCAGACGGACGCTATCGCATACGCAAACTGGGTAGCGGCGGTCACTCTGCGGCGAAACACCTACAGTGCGCCAGACAGAGGATATCCAGAGTTGGACGTTGGGGACACAGTAAGCCTTACAAGCAACTTTGCAAATCAAACGCCTGTCACTATGGTTCAGCAGAAATTGTCCTATAATGGCTCAATTAAGGGCGAGTGTCAATATATCATTGGGGGTGGTAGCTAATGGATTGGATAACACCGATTTTTAACCGAACTGTAACCGACACTGTTACGGCGAGAGCGGCTCAGGCGAACGAGGAAAACAATAAGGGCGCACTGAACTATCAGGACTTGAACCGCATTGAGGGCAACCATAAGGAATTGATGAAATGGCTCAAAAGTAGCGGCTATTATCTTCCCCGTTCATACAGGGACTACAAAGAATTTAACGGCAAAACATACACAGATTGGCAGGAAGAAAACATACCTTGGCTGTCCGAAATCAACCGTATCCGAGCGAATTACACTGCATTGGTGCGGTTGTTTTTGGTTGGCTTGGATTTACCTGTATTTGCGGAAAGTGATTACCTTGATTGGCAGGAAGTTAACGATTGGGAACGAGTTGCCGCAGTCGGAAAGGAAATGACAGAAAATATGAAACAGGAATATATCCCCTGCGGAACGATAAATAGCGGAGGTGCAAGGCTATTATGAAAGATTTTGTTGATAGATTACCAACGGAGGTTGGCAGGAGAAAAATCACCCATGCGGATGGGACAAGTGAGTTTGTAACGGTTGAAATGGCGGACGAGCCATCAGTTGTGGGTACGCCATTAAACAGAGAAGCCTTCATGAATGTGCAGGGGTTTTCAAGTGAAGATACTACTATTAGTACATCTGGTAATGTAACTACAGTTACAATAACTCACAGTGATGGTGGCAAAACTGTTACAACAATTACAAAGAATTCTGATACATTAACTACTGTAGTATCTAAGTATACTGGACCTTCCGGTAACGTAATCACGAAAACTACTACAATAGATACTAGTAGCTCAGTAACAAGGATTGGAGGTGTTGTATCATGAGTTGGGACGTAGGCGCATGGGTAATTGCTACAGTTAATTCAGTATTAGGTACTCTAATTCAAGCACACGGCACACAAACCTTTACCGAGGATGGCACGTTTACTGTGCCCGATGGCGTGACAAAGATTTCAGTAACTGCTTGTGGTGGCGGTGCAAGTTGCAGTTGGGTAACTGGTGTATCCTCAAACTATGTAGCAGGCGGACAGGGTGGTGCCTGTATCTATAAAAAAGCATTTAAGGTAACTCCCGGACAAACAATTCCAATTACAGTTGGTAAGGGTGGTATTTTCCGAAACGTAACAGGAGGTGTAGCAGGAAATCCTACTGTTGTAGGTAGTCTTGTAACTCTGCCCGGCGGGACACAGGCAAATACAACGTACTTTTATGCACCTACTCATACACAAGTAGACGGGGGTGGAATCGGCGGTTGGGGAGGTTCTATTAATTTGGAGGGCTCACCTGCTACATTTGGCTCAGATGGCCTTATTGGAAAGGGCGGGCATACAAATTCATCTGCAAAAACTCATGGCGGTGGGGGCGGCTCGTTAGGTGACGGTGCGATTCCTGGATATGGCGAATATTCTAACCAGTATGGTATTCCAGCCGGTCCCGGTGGTGGAGGTGCGTACACACCTCACGGCGGAACTGAACAGGATAAAGTACAAAACGGCGGAGACGGTATTGTTATTATCGAATGGTGAAGTGAGGTGATACGATATGAAAAATTACGCAATGCTTTCAAAGAACAGAGTAATCGGTGTTTTGCTGAATCAGGAAACAGAACCAGAATGGGGACCGACCCCAGACGGAAGTCCTGTGCTTGCCATTCCCTGTGACGATACGGTTACGCTTGGCATGATTTATAATTCTGAAACAGGTACGTTTTCGGAATACACACCGCCCGAACCCGAACCCATCCCCGAACCAAAACCCTCCCAGCTTGACCGTATTGAGGAGCAGTTAAACGCCCTTACTGCGGACAGCGTGACAATAGAGAAATTAAATGCGGCAATCAGTGAAGGGGTGAATGAGGTATGATGGAAACGATTAAGCACATGGCGAAGCTGGCGGCGCAGGCGGTACAGGAGAAAGCGGACACTATGACAGGAACGGAGCTGAACGCTGAGGACAGGTTTATTCCTGATTTTCAGACAGCGAAAGAAAAAGAAAATATGCTGAACCGCCCTGTCGGCTTTGTCTGCAAGAGTACCGCAGGCAGAGTGGTAAAGCTGCTACAGAAATATGACAGCACCATTTACACCGCCGAACCCGAGGAATTGCCTGCACAGTGGGGTTTTGTATGGAGTGATGACCCTGCGAAGGCAAAGCCCTTTATCTCGCTGGCAACCAGCCCCTACGCGAAGGGGGACTGTTGCACGGAGAATGGCGTTTGCTATCGCTCGACCATCGATAACAATACTTGGAAGCCCTCGGAATACCAGCAGGGCTGGGAGAAAGTAGGTTGATCGTATGGCAAGAAAAATGGAAACGAGCAAGAAACTTGTTTACATATCTGATTTTGTAGCAATCTGCCTGAGTGCGGCGGTTATATATGGTACTTTCGTCACAGAGAAAGACATATCTCCACTCGCACAGGTTGCGGTCGCTTCAATTACAGAGTGCGGTGTTGCAAACGGTTTCTATTATTGGAAATCGAAAAATGAAAACAGGTACAAATATGTTATCAAGTTGATTCGTGAATGGGCTGAAAAATACGGCATTGAAGCCGTTATCCGTATTGCTGATATTGTATTGAAAGAGTGAAAGGAGATGTAGCAAGTGCATAAGGTTACATTCTTAATGGAAAACTGGTATCTGGTGGTTGCGTTGATGGCGGTCACAGGGATGGTCGGTGTATTTATCGGGCGGTTTCTGAAAATGCCAACATCCGAGCAGAGAGAAAAAGTAAAAGAATGGTTGTTGTGGGCGGTCACACAGGCAGAAGCAGAACTGGGGAGCGGAACAGGCAAGCTGAAATTGCGGCAGACCTATGATTTATTCGTGCAGAGATTCCCTGCGGTTGCTATGGCGGTATCATTTGACACCTTCTCTATGTGGGTGGATGAAGCACTGGAAGAAATGCGAAAAATGCTGAAAGAAAACAAGGCAGTCAAAGAGATTGTAAAGGGAGGATTATATGGCGAAAAAGATGACGGGCAAAGAACTGGTAGCCTTTTGCCGTTCTAAAATCGGCACGAATTATGTTTACGGTATGAAAGGCTCTGTAATGACAGAAGCCAACTACAACTATTTGAAGAACAAATACGGAAAGATGGTCTGGAATAGTGACCGAAAGAAAATCGGCAAGGTTTGCGTAGACTGCTCTGGTCTGATTTCGTGGGCATGTGGCGTGAAACTCGGAAGTACCCAGTGGAAAGAACGAGCAAAAAGCGTCAATCCGATATCAACCATCGAAAAAGCACCCATCGGGGCGTTAGTCTGGATGCAGGGGCATATCGGGGTATACACAGGCATGAAGAACGGCTACCCCTACTACATAGCTGCTGACGGCTCTGCTTACGGCGTGCGAGAAGTCCCCCTGCGGTGCAATAAATTCACGCACTGGTTGCTTGTAAATGATGTTTTCGACTACGGAACGGAGGATGAAGAAGTGGTAGAGAAGTGCAAGATTATCATTGATGGAAAGGAACACGAAACAGAACGTATTCTGAAAAACGGAATAAACTACATCAAAATTCGTGACGTGGCGGATGCCACCGGCTACAACATCACAAGCAAGGGGAACATTGCGGTGCTGACGAAAAAATAACCATTGCGTTGACCTCAACAAAATGGTATAATAACAGTACACCCTTTCGTAAAAGCTGCAATCCTAAGCTACACAAAAATCGGGAGTATATCAATTTCGGTATACTCCCTTTTTTTATGCCGTTTTCCGAATTTCCCCGACCATCATATCTACCATATCGAACACTTCATCCCCATAAGTAGCCACGAAGTCACATAAAAATTCCTCCTGTTCCAATGGGATATGTATGTTATAGGACATACAGACCGCGTGGCACAATTCGTGTATCAGTACCTTTCTTTTAAAACCCCCTACAAGCCGATTAGAAAGGCAAATGCAGTGAGTAGTTTTATCGGTCACACCGACAGTAAAACTACCGTTAGAGCGGCGCAGACAGTCAGAGGATGGCGCAACCGAAACAACACTCCATTTCACACCGTTTATCTCGAATACCATTCCATCACCCCCGATTAAAAAAGATAGGGGCAAGATAACCCCTATCCTATTTTGCATCAGCCGATTTTCTGCAACAGTGTTGTCATTTTGGCTTTCAACAGAGTACGTTCTTCTGGTGTCATATCCGAAAGAATCTCTGTCACATCACCAGAAAGTTCCTTCATGTATGCTTCAAGGTCGCGCATCTTCTGTTCTTTATCAGACTGAGAATTTCCCTTGTGCATTTCCTTACTTTCTGTGTAGTGGCGTTTCGCCTTGTCGTAGCCGCTCATCGTGGGTTCGGTGTAGTACATTCTACCGCCCATACGGTCTAAATCTCTGCCACGCTCCGCATCACTCTTGCTATCCCATTCGTGATACATATCGGGTGTCTGAAAGTAGTAAGGCGGTTCTGTGTAGCCTCTGCGTGTTCCTCTGCCCTTTGGCGCAAACCGACCGTCAGCGTATCTGTAATGGTCGTAGAAACGCCTGTCTCCGTCCTCGTAGTATTCGGATTTCAACCGTCTGAGGATTTCCTTATCTTCTTCTTCGTCCTCTTTCTCTGCCTTCTGCATAGCTTTTGTAATGACCGCTTTGTATTCGGCATCGTTTAAGTCTTTAATCATGTCAACAACCTGTCCCATTTCGGCGGTATCAACACATTCCAGACCGTTTTCCATTTCAGACCATGCTTTTTCGCAAAGACATTCAATCATTTTGTGCATTCTCTCAATGTGCATAAATTATTCACCTCCGCCAGTTGTTGCAGGGGCACTTTCTCCGTTGATAGCAGATAACCTGTTATCGGGAGTACAGCAAGTTTCCCCTATCATTCTGAAAAATCCAGAATTGTTCGTTGTCTCAACTACGGTTTTGTATCTGGTTCTTGTTCTCAAGCCAGATGCCACAACCTGTCTGCAATTACGTTTCATAAGCGGATACTGAACAGCCCCACCGCCAATCGTAATAAAAACAGGAGCATTGATTGTAGTGGTATCGGGGATTTTCTGTGCCACCACAATACAAACTTTTCGGCAGTCGGCATAACTGCCTGCGGGTAAATCTATAATCAGATTTCCACCTGTAAAATTCACTGACTGCGACATAATGAAATTATCGCAAAGTCGGCATACGTTCTTACAAGCCATAAAATAACACCTCCTAAAAAATTAAGGGTAGACTTCTGCCCACCCTCTTTGTATCAACCACTGTGGGCGAAGTCTGATTTAATATCAGATAGCATTTTTAGTATTTCCTTCTGGTCTTTCATTATCTTATCCAGATAATATCTGTCCTGCCTATGCAATTCATTCAACAGCGTATCATTCGATACCTGTTGGCAAGTCACAAACTGCAAAAACACAGACAGGACAGTAAGCATATCTAAATAAGATAACCCTTTATTTTGGTTGTCTGCCATCAGCAACCACAACCGCAACCGTTACCATATCCAGAATAAGGATAAGGGGCAGGAACGTTATACGCAGGTACAGGCATAGGGTTGATTCTTCTAATCAATTCCGCTGTCTGCGCGTCCTGATTTGCCGCGATATAAGCGTTCTGCGCTGACTGAGAAGCAGCCAGTTCCAGCTTCTGAACCTTATCTCTCAGGTCGGCGTTTTCCTTAGCGCACAGGTAGTCGAGGATTGCTCTTGTTCCTGCGTTCTGGTTGTCGATAATGTCACGGGTATTTGTGTTCATCGTGTTCTGCAATGCACAAGTATCCTGCGCCATATCGTATCTTACCTGAGCGATTGCTTCTCTGTTCTGGCAACAGCAATCGGCAAGCTGTGCCTGCAATGCGTTCTGACCCTGCATCAGTGCAACATTGGTTGTGTTGAACCCCTGCTGTGTCTGGTAGCCAAGATTGCAGATAGCGTTATCTACGCCATGAAAACCGTTCATCAGAGTGGTGTTCTGTGCATAGAACCCATCACACATACCGTTGGAGATACCGTCAAGTTTTCCGATGATAGACTGTGTGTCGAATCCTCTCTGGATATCTGCCTGTGTAGCTGCTGTTGCCACATAGCCGCCACCGTTGCCGCCGAATCCGCCGAAACCGTTATTCCCCCAACCGAAAAGCAAAGCAAAAACTACGATTATCCACAGCCATCCGCCATCGCTAAAAGCACCGTCATTGCCATAACCGACTGTTGCCGGCATTACTGGCATAGTAAAAGGTGTATTGTTTGTAGAGTTGAACATATTAGATTCCTCCTTTTGATTGATTATTTTTATTCATAAAGAGGCACCAAGGTTTTTTGCGCGCAACCTCTAATATGTCTTACATTCCAAACTTATCTTTCATTTGTTTCATTATTTCATCGGGGTTTACCCCTTTCTCTTTGCAGAGGTTTCTTGCCATCTGCTCTACGCCTTTGGCATCCCCTTTCTGCATCATGTCTATGGCATTTTTCGCCATAGGGTTTCCCATCACTTGACTATTGTTCATCATGCTCTGTAAAAATTGTTGCGGATTTCTTATACCGCCAAGGAGTTGAAATAAATTCTTCATTCTGCATCCGCCTTTCTTTTGGTCGATTGCGTGCCGGATTTTGCCACGGTTTTATTCACAGAAAATTCCAACTGTTCCAATCTCTCCGACAGTTCATCGAATCTATTCATAAAAGCTGCTACCGTACCATCCGACAGTTCAAATTTGAGATTTTCTTGAATCTGAGCCGAATTTTGATGTGCAGTCTCATTTACCGGCTTGAAAGTTACGGTTTTAATCGTTCCGTCAGCGTTCCAAGACTTAGCAAATATTGCACTCATATCCTGCATCGGAAAGAACGCCGCCGAACCATCCATAGGCACATCATTTGCCGTTATCATTTCCACAGACTGCACCACGCGCCCATTTACGCCACGCGGCATCTGCTGTTGAAGCTGATTTACTGGCTGCACCTGTTCTATCTGCGGTAGCTGCATCCGCGTCTGTTGAAAGTATGGATTGTACCCATACTGCGGATATGCTTGCTGGATATTATAGTTCATGCTCTGATAAGGATTTGGTTGCATAGTCGATTCCCTCCTTCTCTAAAACCTCCTGCACCGCCCGAACCATAACGGACTGATAAGTAAGAGGTATCTTCATTACATCTTCACGACTGAAAATTTTCTCTAGGACTTCATCTGAAAACATTTCCATCAACCTCCTTCTACCTATATTTTCGCATAAAAAAAGAGCCAAAAGTGTCATCTTTCGCTCAACTTTCTGTCATATATTTTTTTGTTTTGTATGGGGCTTTTCTACACCAATCTTACACCACTACACCAATTTTACACCAATTTTCTAAAAATTATTCATTTGTTTTGAAAAGTTATTCAATGTTTATCTTTTTTGTATGAATTGCTCAAAACCGTTGAAAATAAAGTTATTAACAATGTTTTTAAAGTTATATCAAGATATTTTCATTTTGAATAAAAATTTCAATATCATTTAATTCCCAAAATGTATATACTTATTAAAAACATTGATAAAACAAGGTGTTCTATATGTATTTTTTATTTCTACACCAATTTCTACACCAATTTTAAGTTTTTTTCTATTGCTTCGATTTCCTCCAGTTTGGATTCATCCGTTACATGAACATACAAATTCATCGTCATTTCAATTTTGCTATGACCTAGGATTGCTTGCAGCGTTTTAGGGCGCATACCACTTTCTATACATCTCGTAGCGAATGTGTGCCTTAGCAGGTGAATTGAGAACTTTCTCATTCCCAATCTATTGCAAATAGCATATATTCCTTGATTATACGCTGACTTTTGAATTAGATTTCCGTTTTTGTTCAGAAAAATATAATCTGCATACTGGATTGGAATAATTTTGTTTTGAGAATTCTTCTCTTTTTGACTATATAAAATATTGACAGCTTCTTTTGTAAGCGGTATCTCCCGATGCCCGCTTTTTGTCTTTGGTTCTCCGATTACAAACCCTTGTTTCGCGACCTCCGATGCACTTCTCTGTATTTTTATTTTTCGATTTTTAAAATCTACATCAGACCACTTTAACGCAATCAATTCTCCAACCCGAATCCCGGTTTGCAGCACAAACGCATATCCATTATAAAATGATGATTTTTCTGATTCTTTTAAGAAAGTTTTTTGCTCATCAACAGTTAGTGCTTCTCGCGCTTCTGTTTTTTTACCACCAGTTGCTTTCACATTCCTTCTTACAGGATTTCTTTCTATTAAATAATTTTCGACAGCACATTCAAAAACACTCCACATTAAATCTCTATGCACCTTAATGGTAGATGTCTTATGCCCTTCATTCATCATATTTAGTACTTTCTGACAATGAATCGGCTTTACGTCTTTTAATTCCATATTCCCAATAATTGGAGAAATAGAAAAGCTCCACATACTTCTGTAGTTTCTTTCTGTTATAATTCTTATGCTATCTCCCTTTACTTCATTTATCCAGTAGTCAAACCACGCATCGACTGTTGGAGAGTCAGAAAAGAACACATCACCATGTTCATCCTCAAACTGCGCATCTGCCATCCATGCCCTGCACTCCTGCAACTTATGAAAGTATTTCTGTTTTCGTTTTCCAGATTTTGTTGTAAAACGTCCTGTATACATTCCGTCTTTCCGTTGGCTGATACCAACGCCTAATTCTTTACCTCTAAGGTCTTTTCCCATCGTTACACACCCTTTCATTTTGAGAAAAGCCCCATACAGCTTCATACTACCATACGGGGCTAATTTCTGTCTATATCTCAACAGTATTTTCAATAAACTTGTCGAATTCCTTTCGCTTAATGAGCTTTCTGTTCCCGTTTGTAAGGGCGAAAGTGCATCTTGGGTTATTCGCAAGTTTTCTGAGCGTTGCCGTTCCGATATTGCTATAGGCGGACGCTTCATCAATCGTCATTGTAACTTTCTGCCAAATCGGTACTTCTGGTTTCGACATATCCTCAATCCTTTCTATTTTCTTATAAATCTTCCTCAAAATGCGATTCACCGTAGATGATGATATTTTCATCGTGTCCGCTATATAATCAATAGGGGAACCGTTACTGGACAGTTGAAATACCATCATCTCATCCTCGGTAAAATTGGCGTTCTCGATAATTTTTCGCAATTCTGGCTTTGTCAAATCTCGCAAAGCCACTTAGGAATACCTCCTTTATGTATTCTCGTTAGACCAAAGCAATTTCTTATTCCCTTTCTTGTCGGTCTGAAAAATAGTATCCTCAGTCATTTCGATTCCAATTTCAGCCTTTACTACTTCCTCAATATCATCAAGACAAAGGTGCTTATCCCCAACATCAGCCCATAACTGTTCAAAAGCAACCAATGCCTTTGCGCACCGCTCCGGACCGAAACCAAATTTATCATGCAGAACCAACAGCATAACCAGTTCCATTTGAGAAGAAAGCCCTCTATCAATGATTTTCTGCATATTTTCAATAGCTTCTGTCTTTGCTTCTTCAATGATTCTTTTTTGCTTCTGATACCGTTTTTTCTTTTCAATCTGATTCAGATTCATCTTTCGCACCACCCTCGTAAACCGCAGAAATAAATTTGTCTACCCTTTTCTGCATTTCTGGCGGCAGATTTTCGTAAAAGTTAATTTCTTTGACTTTGTATCCGCATCTTTCTTTCATTCGCTCCATAGCCTTGATAGCAAGAAATACACCGTTGATAGCTACATGGTATGCAGCCGGCAATCCGCTTTCTTCATCACGCGCGTCATGGTCTCTTTGGTAAGATACTGTGTGCCGCAGCAGAGCGGCTAATAGTCTATCGTCAGAGATATTTCTCCATGATTCAATCCCTTCCATACCGTATTTCTCAACGGCAAATTCGCGTACCCTTGCCAATGGTTCTAAAAGCTCCAACGGCACAAGGTTAAGCTGCGCTTTTCCTTCATCAGATTTTACGATTGGCGTTTTCATAAGTCTTCCTCCGTTCTGGTTTTTATCTGATACTCATTGCCTTTATTTTCTCTAATTCTGCATGAACGGTGTCCATAACAGAATCATCCACTACTCTTTCTTTCTTCTCCCTGCCCTCAATCAACAACTTGCTCTTTTCGTCAAACGCATTAGAAAGCTGCTTAATTCTATCCTGCATTTCTATTCTGGCAGGATTCTCGTTATTGGAAAGCAAATTCCGCACTTCTGTTGGCAACTTTGCACTCTCATCTTTCTGCATCAGCACAAGCCGGTATGACCTCTGAAAATTGCTCATAACTACGGTTTCATTATATTCTTCATCCGTAGCCCAAATATGCAGCTGCTCTGGCGTTCCGATTGCACGTTGAATGATTGCAGGAAGTTTCAAAAATTCCTCGGTATATCGGTAGCCGCTATTTCTGATTGCTTTACTAACCAACGCCCACGCTTCCATTTCGTTCAATTCCTGCGGCTTGCTGACGGAATGAACCATGTCAACCAACTGCCCGATTGTCGGTGCAAATCCGCTTGTATCAGACAGGATATAGGATTTCAACGCAACCGAAATCTGCTGATATGTATAATCTGAAAGCATCATTCCCCAAACCTCTGTTGTCTCTGCAATATTCGATGGTCTGAAATTCTGGAAACAGTTACACATGATACGCAGGATTTTCTTCGTTTCCTCTTTTGTCAGCACAAAACACACCCCCTAAAAATTCCAGTTTATATCGCTACTGGAAGCCTTCCCGATTTTCTCCCAAACAATACCTTGATATCCGCTTGAAATGCTTTCATTTATTGCCGTTGACACCGCCGTATCTCCGTACTGTGTTGACTTTTCGGATATTGTTTTTAAAAGTGTACGCAATCCTCTTTCTTTGTACTTGAAATTTCTCTCCCCCTTGTATGCTATCCAATCCTGCACAGATTCCAACAAGTAATCGGAAATAGCAAACTCGGAAACCATTTCATTCAGCATATCCGCAGAAGATACTTTCTTTGCAGAAGCGGAAGGAATACTTTTCGGTTCTTCTTCCGTCTGGCAATCGTCCGCACTGCCTCTAACCTTATTTACCGTATCCATAACGTACCGCCTAAAATCATCGGACTTAATATGCTTTGCGACATTCTCAACTCCTGCAAGCGTTTTCTCTGACTTGCTCCAGTTGTATTTGTACCATTTGAGAATCAAGACTTCCTTTGTTTCCGCACAGTACCGAATCACGCCATGCACATTTTCAAAACGCCTTATCAGCCTTGAAATTGTATCCTTCGTGTATCCTGTATGGTGCGATATTTGATTAAAACTTACCTCATAGCAGCCACATATATTCGTCTGTGGGTTTGTCAGAAGATAAGCATAGAAATACTTATCCTCTGGCGTGAAATCATCCTCGACCTTATTATCAGTCCAGAACGATATATGCAAATTCCTGTATATTGCCATAAACAACACCACGCTCTTATTTATTGTTGATTTTCTCGTCAAGATTCATCCTTTGTCCTTCTTTCCTTCAAATAGCTATAAACACCATAGGGAAACCAAAGGAAAACAATCCATAAAAAACAAAGAATCGGTTTCCATACGTTTTGCGTATAATCTTCAATGATAATGCTCAGAAAAAGACCGTACCCAATCATTATGTAAGCGGTTATCAAAATTGCCAAAATAGCCATTCCCATCACTCCCATTTATCAGCAATCCCAAGTATATCAAATCCACAGAAGGAATTATCAATATTTGCATAAACAGCATCTAAAACTTCTTCATCGTGAATACCATCTGCCTCCATCTGTTCCCAAAAATATTTATCCTGCGTTGATGTTCCAGAGAAATCACCTTCATGCTCTATTTTGTATGTTCTCCCTCTAAATTCAAGTGTTTCTGTGTATCCTGCTCCATGTGTTACAACTGTATATTTCATCGTTCATTCCTCCTTCGGCTTCTCGCACCGTTCAAATTCAACCACCCAAACCCAAGGGTTAGCCGCCCATCCGCAACGGCCAATGTCGGATTTTTTGATGGTGGAATCCCATACATCGGGAAAACCAAGTGCTGTTGATGTATAATCGAAACATCCCTCTGCTTCTGCATCATCATCTGTCATATCCTGCAAGCGTTCCACCCGAACATCCGTAACCCTCAACCAGATACGAGCCGCTTCTTTCGGCATGTGTATGGATGGGTGCCATACACAATGAAAATCGTTATCATCTGCCTTGTAATAATATCTTTCTTTTTCATTCATCCAAGAACCTTTACACCATGTTTCCCGAACATACAGAATGTCTCCCGGTTGGTACGGCAATTTGTAAAATCCTTCGCCGTATCCATCGGCATACACCCCCCTGCAAGATATACAGCCTTTTGGTGTAAACATGGTATACCCCCACATCGCATCATCAGGGATAGCACCTTTCACAATCCGCCGAGTGCAAGTCTTTCGTCCATCCAGAATCGCTTGTACCATTTCTGTATTAAATAAAATCGGTTTAATTGCCATTTTGTCATTCCTCCTCAATCGGTGTGTTCCAACATTTTATACAGTTCGAGATACATCCGTCATCTCTTTTGAGTCCCAATTCGTTTACACACACTTCCGGAGTTCCATCATCCTCCATTAGTGCATTTGGGTAGTGTTCCAAAAACTCTGTCAGTCTTGTTTTCTGCGGATGTTCCTCCGACCATTTTTCTACGATGTCAACTGCAATCTCTGGATACTTTCTCTGCAAATCGCCACAACACAAACCAGTTGTATTTTTTTCACTGCTAAGCGGACAATCAGAGCAATCAATACTGCACTTTTTCGTCATTCTATTTTTTTCTTTCAAGAATTTTATTGCGTCCATGTTTATCCCTCCTGTCCCCATTCTTCGTTACACCATTCATCAACGCCCAATTCAAGCCACTGTTGGAAATCGTCCAAAAAGAAATCTTCTAAATTTTCTCTGTTAAAAGTACCTTCTTTCCACTTGGTTCGTTTCCAGTCATTAACAACCTTTTCGATAATACCCATGATAAAGATATCTTGCGCCAGATAACTTTCAAAAATATTCGTGTGGTCTACTGTTTTATTTTCCATTTCTATCACTCCATACAATTCGGGCAGAAATGTTCCCATTCGCCCTCATTCTTTTTGCAATCTCGTATATTACTGGTACGGTCACGCCGTTCCCTGCCTGTTTATATAACTGGCTGTCACTGTTTACCAATTCAGCCCTATCGAAATATTCATCCGACCATCCTTGCAGCCGGAAACATTCTCTCGGTGTCAGTTTGCGGATAGCAATATAGCACTGATATTTTTCGTACCAAACGGCGTATACGGTAAAATTTTCCGATAATTGCACGAAAATACCTTGCTTAATGTCCTGTCCGTTTTCTGCTTTAACCTTTATGCGAACTCTCGGTTCATTTCCATGCGATTGACCTCTAAGCGTTGGTATCATGTCTTTCGGTGCAACTTTTTTCTTTTTCCTTCCTTGCGGGTCTATGCAACCTACAATCTTCGTAGCTAACAGGTTGTCCTTTTGAACCGTGGACAATGTATTTGTGATTCCATCTTTTCTGATTTCGCTCACAAGGAAATCGTGCCTTGAAATATCAAGTTTTCCGCTTTCATAATCTTTCCGAATTTTCTTTCCGTATTCCGTCCTAACATTCCGCAAAATCCCTGCAATTTCAATTCCGATTCCGTGTCTGTCCTGCCCTGTAAGCGTAAACATCGGCTCTCCATTGTCTTTAAACCTTCTGCCGTTCTGTCTTTTCTCTCTATCTGGAGTAAGTACAGGAACGCATACACCGCTTGTTTCCTCTTTCCTGTTGCAAATGCCTTTATGGTATCTCGCTTGCAAGCAAAACGCCTTATCATAAGTTTGTATTCCTGCACTTTTTGACATATCGCAAAATACAGGAATAGGGATATATGGACTCAATCCACCGCCATCCATTTTAGAAAGTGTCGGAGAAATACCATCCACATCATATACACGATAACGATTCGGATTGTCTCGTTTTACACTTTTTATATTCCCGATTTGTTTTATTTGAACACTATTTTCTCTGTCTGCTCCTTCGATAGGAAATACTTTTGCGGTACTTCTCCCTCTAAGATGTCCAATAATGAATACTCTTTCTCTGTTTTGTGGGACGTAATCGGCAGAGTTGACAACTTGCCATTCTGCATCGTACCCACTTTCGTCCAGTGCAATGAGAAGTTTAAGGAAGTCCGTTCCCCCATTAACGCTAAGTAGGTTTTTAACGTTCTCAATGAATAAGTATGTGGGTCTATCTTTTTCTTCGAGATCTTGCACAAGTCTGATAACTCTGAAAAATAAGCTGCTTCTTGCTCCGTCAAAGCCAAGCTGATTTCCGGCAACGCTGATGTCCTGACAGGGGAATCCGAAACACCAGCAGTCGGCTTTCGGGATGTCCTCGGCGAAAATCCGTCTAATGTCATTTGCATACCATTCTCCATGCCTGTACTCCTCCTTTTCTGCTTCTGCTACTCTTTTGTTTTTCGGCAACGTGCTTATGTATTCTCGTTCATCGTCTGTCATAATGTGCATGGCTGTGTAGCTGGCTACTGCGAATTTATCAAATTCACAGAATCCCACACACTCATGTCCTGCCAGTTCCATCCCCATGCGGAAACCACCGATTCCAGAGAAAAAATCAATGAATTTCATAAATCATCCCTTCTTATTCTCGTAAATCTCAATTCCTTTTCCTTTGGCGAAACCGTATTCTTGATTTGCCCCTTTGCTGTTTTCCCATCCGTCCAACATATAAATTGCATCGCAAATATCGAGCAACTCAAAATACATTCTCATGTATTCGCCGCCTTTCCATTCCTGTATTCTTCTATTGCCCCATCAACCCTTTCTTTGCTCCAATCTGCGCTATCCTGTTGGATTTCGTCTAATTTTCCAGACAAAACCAAACCCGTCGCCTGTATAACGATTGTCATAAGCGTCATATCCAACTCATCCCAAGGAATATCATTTTTGCCCTTTCTTTGTCCTGCTGTTTTTTGTGTGGTCATCCCGATTAAATCATAAACAGATTCCTTCAATCCTTGAATGTCTGCTTCTTGACCGTAGTCCATTAGGAATTTCCACATTGTATCCTTTATTTTATTTGCGGGATTTTCTTTCATTCTCCGTCACCACAATTCTTAATTAAACTCATAAATTTCTCATACTGCCGTTCTGAAATCTTATTGCCCCTCTTATCCGCTCTAATTTCGATTGTGAGGTGCTTTTCGGCAATATGTGATAATTCCTTCGCAAGATTCCTTCTGCCCTGTTCCAAGCCGTCACGATAGCCCTTAGCGGCTTTATATTCCGCAATCTGCGATTTGCCCTCGCCCTGTGAGCCGCTTGTCTTGTTCCGCAGCTGATAACCGCCATCAGCATATTTCTTTATCCAGTGCTGTTCCGCACTATCCAACTCGGTATCCTTATAAAGCATAAATCCGATTTTCCATCCATACTGATTTGTTTCGGCATCGTATAATCCGTGTTTGTTCAAAGATAGGTCGATATGCTGATAGCCGACAAGATGTTGCGACAATCTGGTAATAAGGTGTATTGCTTGCCCGATGTATGCGTATTTGAATCCGTTTTCATCAATTCTTGTTAGGAAATAAATTCCGCTGTCCTCATTCAATTTTGGATTTACTTTCAGCAGGCGTTCCTTGTTCTTCTTTTCGATAGCCTTCGCTTTCTTGAATTTCTGATAGTCCATCTTTCCACCGCCTTACAAATCTTACCGCCTTTTCCGATTAACCTCTTTTTC